ATGAGCGCCCGCGTCCGCTCGACCCTCCTGCCCCGCGACCCGAACCACGAGTTCGTTCGGGTCATGACCCACGCGACGGTCGAGAAGCGGACCGAGGACTACGACGACGCGCTCGGGCGCTACCTCGCCCGTGGCGCGTCGCGGTTCGAAGCCGAGACCAGGGCCGCCCGGGTGGTCCGTCCCTACGAGGTCCTCGTTGGCGACTACAACGCGATGGTCGACAACGGGATCGACCTGGCGCTGCTGCTCCTCGTCGGCGGCGGCGGGACCGCGTTCAACAACGCGAACGCCCGCCTCGGCGTGGGCGATTCGGCGACCGCCTGGGCGACCACGCAGGCCGACCTCGTCGCGGCCACGAACAAGCTCCGAAAGGGGATGAACGCGACGTACCCGGTGACGGGCACCAAGAAGCAGACATTCCGCTCGGACTTCCTCACCGGCGAGGCGAACTGGGTCTGGAACGAGTGGGGCATCTTCAATGCCGCCTCGGGCGTGACGATGCTGTCGCGCAAGGTCGAGGCCCTGGGCACCAAGGCGTCGGGCACCTGGACCCTCACCGTCGACTTCTCGCTGGCGTAGCCATGCAAGCCTGGCGGACGGGCTGATGGCGACCCGGATCTACCTCCCCCAGACCGGCGCGGCGCCGATCAACCCTGTGTTCGGGACGTGGACGGAGACCACCGGCGCCGACCGGATCGCGGGTGTCGCAACGCGCATCGGCTCGGCGATGACGAGCAAGACGCAGGCGCATTCCGCGACCGCGGCGGGCTCGACGTTCCTGTCGCGCCAGTACGTCTTCGGGCCGCTCGCCGCGCAGACGATCCCGGTCTCCACGATCAAGGGGACGATCCGGGCCCTCGAGTCGGGGGCCAACGACAACCTCGACGCGATGCGGCTCCTTGTCCGGGTCGTATCGGGCGACGGGTCGACGTATCGGACCCCCGTCCTCTACGGGCCGGCGAACGGGACGGTCGCCGAGTTCAGCACCTCGCTCCGGGCGAAGCGCCTGGCCACGGGCGGCGCGACGGCGAGCGTCGTCGTCAGCGCCGGCGACTACCTCGTCATCGAGATTGGCACGACGACGACCGTCGGCGGGACGTCGCTCTCGGACTCGATCAGCTACGGCGACAACAGTGCGACTGATCTCGGCGACAACGAGACCGACACGGCCGCGAACAACCCGTTCGTCGAGCTCGCCGCCACGATCACGCTCCTGGCGCTGGCGGGCTCCGACTCGGGCGCGGGCTCCGACGCAGCGAGCGCCCCAGGAGTCGCTCTAACGAGCATCGACGCGGGCGCCGGCGTCGAGGCATCCGCCGTCACCAACGTCACCAGCATCGCAACCGATGGTGGCGTCGGGACCGACGCGGCAACCGTCGATACGGGCAGCGTCGCCAAGAGTGCTGCGGACTCGGCGATCGGCACCGAGGGCCCGGCCGTCCTCGCGGCGGCGACGGACGTTCGCCCCGAAGCCGGGGCGGGCTCCGATGCAAGCGCCGGGATCAGGCTCGAAACGAGGACTGAGACAGGCGTCGGCAGCGATGCTCCGGCCGCGCTCGTAGCGGTCCTGCCGACGAGCGCTGACGCAGGCGCGGGGTCTGATGCGGCCACGATTGCGACAGCGATCGCCGGTTCGGACGCGGGGCTTGCGACGGAGGCCCGCACCCTTGAGGTGGGCGCGACCGAGGTCGTCGCCTCCGATGCGGGATTCGGATCCGACGCAGCGCTCATCGCTGCCCTGTATGCGACGGCGGACACGGGCGTTGGTGCTGAGCTCGCGGTGCTGACCGCCGGCTTCCTCGCGACCGACAGCGCTGCAGGAGACGAGCAGGCCGCGCGGGCGACGCTCATCGCGGCGCTCGAAGCAGGCTCCGGAGCTGACCTCGCCGTCATCCTCGGCGCCAGCATCGCCGGCAGTGTCGGGGCCACCGCCAGGGCGCTCGGGGCCCTCGGCGCGACGGCGGCCCTCGCTACCTCTCTCGCCGTGAGCACGGCCGTCCGCGATCACGTCGGAGCCGAGCATGGCTGAGATCAACCCGGGCGACGTCGTCCGCGTGGCCACCACGCCCGGGTTCACCGATACGGCCGGCACGTTGACCGATCCGACGCTCGTGCGCCTGCGCTGGCGCGTCGCTGGTGGTGCCGAGACGACGTGGGTGTTCGGCACCGACACGCAGGTCGTGAAGGACGGCGTCGGGCTCTACCACGCCGACATTCCGGTCGTCGCGGCGGGACTGCACTACTTCCGTTGGGAGGGCGCGGGCGCGGTCACCGCCGCAGAGGAGAGCACGTTCAACGTGGTCACGTCCTTCGGCGGCGCCGCATGAAGCTGTGCACGGTCTGTGGCGTCGTGACCAGCGGCGCGGGCAGCCGCTGCAGCAGGCACCCGCGGCTGTCGGGCATCGGTGCCAACCACGGTGTCCACGCGGACCCGCGCTGGGCGCGCCTGTCCAAGCGAGTGATCGCCCGGCACGTCGGGCAGCACGGCTACGTGTGCCCTGGCTACGGGCGCGAGCCCCACCCGGCACGAGACCTGACCGCCGATCACGTCGTGCCGCTCGCAGCTGGTGGCGCACCCTTCGACATCGCCAACTGCGCGGTGCTCTGTCGGTCGTGCAACTCGACGAAAGGTGCCGGGGAGGGCGACCGGGGGGACCCACACGCGGGTTCCGCGCTCCCCGAAGACCGCGCCCGCCAATCGTGCGCACGCGGCCGAGTTTCGCGAATAATCCCGGACCGGCCGGACGCTGCCGACCCGCGCCGGGTTGGCCCACGGGCGCCACAGGGCGCCGAAGTGGCGCGGTGAGCCCGCACATGGGCACAAGGATCACCGCCCCGGCCGAAGCCCCGACGGCGGGCTGGCGCAACCGGATCACGGGCTCGGGCCAAGAGGCACCCGACCAGCTACTCGCCAACCCCGCGAACTGGCGGATCCACCCCAAGGCGCAGCAGGACGCGCTCGCCGGCGCGCTCGACGCGGTCGGCTGGGTCCAGCAGGTCCTCGTCAACCGACGGTCGGGCTTCGTCGTCGATGGCCACGCCCGAGTGGCGCTCGCACTCACCCGTGGTGAGGCCTCCGTTCCGGTTCTGTACGTCGACCTCGCGCCCGACGAGGAGGCGCTCGTCCTCGCCACCCTCGACCCGATCAGTGCGATGGCCGGGCGGGATGACGAGAAGCTACGGACGCTCCTCGCCGAGATCACGGTGGACGATGCCGGGCTTCTCGCCCTCCTCGGCGATCTCGGCCGGCAACGATCCGAAGGCCGGCCTCACCGACCCCGACGAGGTGCCCGAGACGCCGGCGGAGCCCTACGTCAAGCCGGGCGAGCTCTACGTGCTCGGCGACCATCGGCTCCTGTGCGGCGACGCCACGAAGCCCGAGGACGTGGAGCGGCTGCTCGACGGGGCGGCGCCGACGCTCCTCGCGACCGACCCGCCCTACGGGGTACAGCTCGACCAGACCTGGCGCGACGGCGTCTACAACGGCCCGCGCAAGCGAGTCAAGGGCTGGGGCGTCGTGGCGGGCGCAGCCAAGCCGTACATGATGCGCGAGGCCCCTGATGGCCAGCCCGCCGCCGACGACGCCACACGGGCCACCCGTGGCGCCCACGGGCGCACTGCGGGCCACCGCCACACCTCGATCAGCGGCGACGTCCGGGCGGACTGGTCCGAAGCCTTCGCCCTCGTGCCCTCGCTCCGGGTCGGCTACGTCTGGTACGCGAGCGCCCACACCCTGGAAGTGCTGCAGGGTCTCCTGGACATCGGCTTCGAGCTCGCCCAGCAGATCATCTGGGACAAGGGACTCTTCTCGATCGGCCGCTCCTGGTACCACTGGGCGCACGAGCCCTGCTTCGTCGTCCGGCGGCCGGGTGTGCCCAACCTCTTCATCGGCGAGCACGACCAGGCAACGATCTGGCGCGCCCCCTCGCCCAAGCGGATCGGCTCGGGCTCCAAGGAGGAGAAGCAGGACCACCCGACCCAGAAGCCGGTGCTCCTCTCCGAGATCCCGATCCGCAATCACCTGCGGGCTGGCGAGGCCGTGTACGAGCCCTTCAGTGGCTCAGGGACGACCCTCATGGCGGCCGAGACCCTGGGCCGGCGCTGCTACGCGATGGAGATCGACCCCAAGTACGTCCAGGTCGCGCTGGAACGCTGGCAGAACTTCACGGGCCGGACGGCGGAGCGCCTCGATGGGTAGGCGCGGACCGGCTCCCACCCCGACGAAGGTGAAGATGCTGCGCGGCGAGACGCGCCCGAGCCGGCTGAACCTGCGCGAGCCGATGCCCTCGCCAGACGTGCCTCGGATGCCGGCGGATATGGACGCCGAGGCGAAGGTCGTGTGGCGGCGGGTGCTGCGCGACATGCGCCACACCGGCGTCATCCGGGCCGCCGACGCGGACGTCCTGCGGTGCTACTGCGAGGCAGTGAGCCGCTATGCGCAGGCGGCCCGCCTGTACGCGCAGTCGGGCCCGATCACGAGGCGCGACGGGAACCTCGTCAAGAACCCGCTTCACCAGGTCGCCCGCGACAACGCCGACGAGGTCCGCCAGTTCGCCCGCGAGCTCGGCCTCTCGCCCTCCGCGCGGGTTGGCCTGCGGATCGAGCGGGAGCACGCCCTCGACGCGCTCACCGCCGAGATCGGGCTCCCGCCGCGACTCCGGGTGGTCGGCGATGTGGGCTGAACCGTGGTCCCCGATGCCCTCTCTGGCGGCCCCCATTTCGCCGCGTACTGCGAACGCTACATCCGCCACACCAAGGGGCGCTGGGCCGGCCGGCCGCTCATCTACGAGGACTGGCAGCGCGAGTTCTGGTGGGAGGCCCTCGAGTTCGATCCCGCGACTGGCCTCCGCATCTACAACGAGGTCGGTCTTGGGCTCCCGAGGAAGAACTCCAAGAGCACCATGGCCAGCGGTGCCGGCCTCTACATGCTCGACGCCGACGGCGAGTCCGAGCCCGAGGTGTACGTCGCCGCGGCCGCCCGCAACCAGGCCGGGATCGTCATGGGCCAGTCGATCAGCATGGTCCGCCGGTCACCGCTCCTGCTCGATCGCCTGCGGCCCTACCGCTCCCTCCGAATCGAGTGCGCCCGCAACGGCGGGATCATGCGTTCGCTCAGCAGCGACGGCGCGCTCCAGCATGGCCTCAACCCGTCGGCCAACATCATCGACGAGCTCCATGCCCACAAGTCGGCCGAGCTCTACACCGCCCTCACCACCGGCACCGGCGCTCGCGAGCAGCCGTTCACGCTCTGGATCACGACCGCCGGCGTCGCCGGCGAGGGCATCCTCGCCGACCTGTACGACTCGATGTTCTCTGGCACCGGCGAGCTCGAGGTCCGGGGCTCCCTGCTCATCTACCGCGACCGAGTCAACGGGACACTCATCTACTGGTACGGCGCCCCACGCGACGCCGACATCGAGGACCCCGCGGTCTGGTACGCCGCGAACCCCGTCTCGTGGCTCCACGACGGCAAGTACCTGGGCGCCCAGTACGCTCGGCTCAAGGCGCGGGGCGCGCTCCTGGAGTGGCGCCGCTACCACCTCAACCAGTTCGTCGGGTTCGAGGACACCTGGCTGCGCGATGGCGCGTGGCGGGCGACCGCCGGCGACCTCCCGCTCAACGTCGCCCTGCCGATTGGCGTGGGCATCGATCGGAGCCCCGACGGTGCGCTCGGCGCGGTCGCGGTCGCGCAGCGCCAGGGGGACCGGGTCGTGGTGAGGGCGCAGGTGTTCTCCCCGGAGTCCGCGACCGGGATGGCCAGCGCCGAGGCGATGCGCGTCCACCTCCGGGATCTTCGCCTCGAGTTCCCCCTGGCGCAGTCCCGCGACGAGAAGACGAAGCGGGCGCTCGCCGGGCCCGCCTACGCCTTCGACCGCCTGGCGTTCGGCGAGTCGGCCGAGATGCTGGAGCAGGACGGCCTGGCGATGGTCGACGTCCCGATGACCGCCGCCGTCATGGGCCCGCCCTCGACCCTCGTCTACGAGCTCATCACGACCGGGCGCCTCGTCCACGACGACGACCCGACCCTCGCCGAGCACGTCGCCAACACGACCGCGGTCCTGACCGACCGGGGCATGAAGATCACCCGCTCCAAGCATGGGTCGACCCGCCCGAACGTCGCTTGCGTGGCGATGGTCCGCGCCGTGGCGATGGCGATGCAGGAGCCGCCAACCCCGTTCGTGCGCAAGGCACGGGCGGCGGTGGGGTTCTAAGGATGCTTGACCCGACCCGAACCCTCGTCCCGGGCTCCCTCGACTGGTGGCTCGCCCGCCTCGGTCGGCGCCTCGACGATCGGCGCGTCCCGATGACGAAGTTCGAGGATTACTACGCGGGCGTCCAGCCGCTTGCCTTCGCGTCGGCCAAGTTCCGCCAGGCGTTCGGCGACCGGTTCCCGGCCTTCTCCTCCAACTTCATGGCCCTCGTCGTCGACGCTCATCGCGAGCGCCTCCACGTCCAGGGCATCCGGATCGGCGACGCGCCTGAGGGCGACGCTGACGCCTGGCGCTGGTGGCAGGCCAACCGGCTCGACGCCGAGTCGCAGAAGGCACACACCGAGTCGCTCGTCAAAGGGATCGCCTACGCCCTCGTCTGGCCGGACCCCGTCTCGCACCTGCCCGAGGTCACGATCGAGTCTCCGCTCCAGGTCGTCGTCGAGACCGAGCCCGGCAAGAGCTGGAAGCGGCGGGCTGCCCTCAAGCGCTGGCGCGATGACGACGGTCACTACCGGGCCGAGCTCTACCTGCCCGAGGGGATCTACAAGTTCCGCTCGATCCAGCAGTCGAACTGGTTCAGCTCGTCGTCATGGACGTCGGCGGCGCTCTGGAAGCGAGACGAGATCGACGGCGAGCCCTGGCCGGTGCCGAACCCGCTGCAAGTCGTCCCGATCGTCCCGATCGTCAACCGGCCGCGCCTCGCGGGTGACGGGCAGTCCGAGATCGCGATGGTGATGAGCAACCAGGACGCGATCAACAAGCTCCGGGCCGACGCCCTCATCGCGTCCGAGTTCGCCTCGTTCCGCCAGCGCTGGATCATCGGCATGGATATCCCGATCGACCCCGAGACGGGGCAGCCGGTCGAGCCGTTCCGCTCCGCCGTCGACCGCCTGTGGATGGTTCCCCCGCCCGACCCCGACGACCCCAACCCGCCCAAGGTCGAGTTCGGGGAGTTCGAGCAGACCGACCTCGCCCCGATCTACGCCGGCATCGACACCGAGGTCCAGCACCTGGGCGCGATCAGCCGGACGCCCTACCACTACCTCCTCCCGCAGTCGGGCCAGCCGCCCTCGGGCGAGTCGCTCAAGTCGTCCGAGACCGGGCTCATGGCCAAGGTCGCCGACTCGATGCTCAACAAGGGCGAGTCGTGGGAGGAGGTCTTCCGCCTCAACTTCGCCTTCCGGGGTGACCCGCGGGCGAACGACACCGCGTCCGAGATCATCTGGCAGGACCCCGAGAGCCGGACCGAGGCCGTCCACACCGACGCGCTCGTGAAGCAGAAGAGCCTCGGCATCCCCGACGAGATCCTGTGGGAAGGCCTCGGCTACTCCCCGCAGCAGATCGCCCGGATCAAGCGGCTG